TTCTGTAGTTCAGTACTCGTAAATGTCTCATTGAGTACTACAGTCTCACAGTACTGGGTAAATGGGATATCATTATTGCCCACATCTCCCAGCCATACCGGATTAACCCCCCGAGAAAGATCATCAAACGCTGTGTACAGGTTCTGTTTGATCTGCAAGATGATGTAGGGCATTTTAGCCAAGGCATATCGACAAGGATGATCGAACGCCACGAGGGCGGCATCATCATTGTCATTGATAGGGATTGTGCAGAAAACACCACGTCGTTTAAAAAATGCCTCCTGGCGATGAATTGCCATTAACATATTACACATCTCAGAACGCCTCCCCTCAATGGTAGATAATGGGGAGGTTTCATTTCTCAGAATCTGGACTCCCAGTAGTATACCGGATGTATCTGTGATTCTCTCTGCAAACATCTCTGCCTCTCAAACATCTAACTAATTGATATATATACACATACTTATTATTGTCAATCCAAAATGCTTTCAGCCACTGTATTCAGTAGGTTTTGTATGTATTTTGAACTATCGAATTGACAGGATGTGTCAATATCTCCATGAATAATTTGGCAGTTTGTTAAGTACTCGCTTTTGCATGAAGCCTGCATTAGAACTAACCGTACTGAACTCTAGATGCAGTATTTCATCATCATTATCATATAGTAATGTCATGGTGATCTTGCTAATGTCTTCAATCACCCCTTGCAACTCTTCCAGTACTGCCAGCATTTCAATGGGATCGTAGCGGGGTACATGTGTTTTACCCCGCATAGTATTTGTATTCGTCATAATAAGTCCTTGTATATTTTTCATAAGAAATCCTTTGGTATTTATGACGCTGTAAATCTATTTGGAGATTATTTTTGATTGATGTATGTTCATTAGCACTATCAATATAGTCTTGATTAGTACTACTCCCGCCTGATACATTCTGAGATATATGTCTATATATCTTCGTAGGTCCACAATTAGAGACTGCTTAATTAAATGTCCAGTACTATTATTATCATCCTATAGCACTTATTATAGTGACAAATACTCTGGAATTATGGACAGTAGTGATGAAATCCATTAAGTGCACCTTCCTCGAAAAGTACTACTGCTTGGTTATCAATGAAGCCAACAAATGACTTATTTATGAATGCTTAGTACAGACAATTACCAATAGAGCAACACCCATAATTAGAGTTTTCATATAGCCCCTAAAAATTGATCTTGATTTTCTTTAGAAGATGCTTTTCATTATATTCACAGAGCCATCATCAAGAATCAATTCTTATTCTAATTCTCACTTTAAGCAATCATAATTTATACAAATAAAAAAGGGTAATAATAAATATTACCCTTTTTGACAAGACAAGTTATCAATCGAGACCGTTTTGCTTGAACAGCTGATCTAAATTCAGTGTCAAATTATTCTTATTCAACTGCTTTTCTATACATATCCAACGAACACGTTGAGCTTCATTAAGTGCATTGCCAGCTTTATCTGCATCGGCATTGCTCATTTTATCAATGTTCATTTTGAAATCATTTTCAAGTTTATCAACTTCTTGATGCTCTGCTTTACATGGCCCAACTATGGCTTTATCTAAATATTTAGAGTCTTTATATGGATCGTAGGTCTTATACGCAGCAAATACTGTCATTGGTGTTAATAACAGCGACAGGATGAGTACTCTTTTCATATAAAAATCCTTACATATATTAATTTGATAATCTCAGTAACAAGCGTCGTAATTGCCGCCATTCTTCTGAACACATTGTAATGCTACAGGCATTTCTGGTTCAGCCATATAGGGTTTTGCATCCGTGCGAGAAAGATGTTCAACCTTACTAAGCAATGGCAATGTACATGCTGAAAATTCATTAGTGATTTCTAACTGTCTTTTCCCGCTTTCATAATTAACAAGATCTCTTCTGTATTTTTCTTTTTTCCACATATAGTTAGGGAAATCTGTTAATGGTCGCCAATCTTGAGAGTTATACCATGATACTGCCTGTTTATTTTTAGCTTTATATTCTGCTGGGCAGTTTGATTCTTGTATGACAGCCGTAAACTCTTTATTACTTACACCATATTGTTGATAAGTCAATTGGGCGGACATTTTGGCTGCATCATCTTTGTCATAAGATGAAATTTCTTGGAGAATTCTTTTTGTTAGTTCTGGATTTTCACGTAAATCATTTTCTATTAATTCGTTCACTTTCTCTACATCTGCTGGACTTGCCATCCACTCAGTCACCTTTAAAGACGCTGCTTCACTATCATTGTTTCCATCTTTAGAAGTACTTTTTCCTGAAAATACTGCCATAATACACACAAAAACAACAAGACTAGATAAAGATGCTGTCAAGATTGTAAAGAATTTCCCACGGCCTTTATTACGGCAATTCTTCGCAATTTTTTTATAACAAAAGATAGAAACAATAATACAAACAATGAAGATTAATAATTCATTCATTCTAGCTACCTTTAAAATTCAACTTTTATATTAATATACTGCCCCAGTATTGGAGCTATATTAGCTTTTTGATTTGGAGTTAAAGTTGCTTTCCGATGTATCTATGGCTAAGTTAAGCTAATGATTGCTGGAATATTTATACCTTTCTTTTCATTGTTAACATTTTGACATACTCAATCATTGTAAGTGATTTGTCAATAAAAATAATTAGATAGCTACCATCAACCAGTACTTGGTTATTTTTGATACGACTCATACAGTACTTTATACAAGTGTACTTCTTAAGGCTGTAGGGCACACGGCTCCGCTATATCATATAGTTTTCCATCAAAGTGCCCCCCCCCAAAGTTGGTAGGCCCTTCCGTAAAGCTGATTCACATTAACTAATCCAATGCACTGACAATGGGGGAAAAATATCCGAGAAATACCCATTTAATATTATATGGGGTTTTTCGGAGTTTTTATTGAATCGAATAATAACTGAGCGATATCTATGTGTTTTTCGAGTTGTACGCAGTACATCGAGGACAAACACATAGATATGCGAAAGTACTCATGAGCGTAGCGATTGAGTACTCTCAATTGATCTCACTCTATATTGAGACACAAAACATCGCTCCGCTCTGTTTCGGTCTGATAATTTGCAGTAGTTCCGCTCCGCTCACTACTACAAATAATCATTTTCTTTTTTATCTAGTGACTAGAGTATATACCTGTACTTATGGATAACTGTTGAAGTTGATCATAACTCCGCTTCGCTCCGTCATTCGGGAGTACTGACGCCCTTCCACTTCATTCGCTCCGCTCATTCGTCCGGTTGCCGCCCGCTCGTGTTTAACTCGCCCAAGTACTATCAGTATTGAAGTACTACCCCTACCGATCCCCTACGAGTACTGTCAGTGCCCTGGACAATAAAATAGGGAGCATTACGCTCCCTTTGTTTCATGTTTCAATTTATCAATTAGTCGTGTTTTCTGACCCTCATCCAGAGAATATTTGTCCGTCATTTTGTTCACGTATTTGGTGATTTCTATCATGGTGCGTTCTTTGGTCCGTATCCATTTACGAGCTGCGTCACGCACTTTTGCCGGTAACTCAGAACCAGGCCGCCCGGCACGGTTCAGTACTGCATCTATTCCAACATCAATGTACTCATAGCTCCCTGCACCCTCAATGCTATATGCCTGGTTCTCATCAAACACGTATAGCGTTACACCGCTATTGGATTGGTAGTTGCGTAGGTTGGTACGGTATACGAACTGATTAATAGCCTCATACTCATACTGATGCACTATTTCCCCATAGGTATGGCCCAGTACTGCCTCTATGTGTTTTGCCATTGCATCGTCAACTTTCATTGAAACCATACAGGCCGCTACGGTGTGATGTTGAAGGTGGTTCATACCGCGTTGACACGGTGTGATGTACTCCCCTGTGATGTTCCAGTACCGCTTATACGCTTCATTACAGGTCCATAGTACGGGCACATTCTCATTTGCATTGATGTACTCACCGATACTGGACATCATGTTATTAGTTTTATCTCGCTCTGCCTTAAGGCGAGTACTACTTAGAGCATTATTTTTCGCAAAGTACTTTACGGTCAAACGTTGATTGTTAGTATCGTTAGGTACTAAATCATGCTTGTACTCTTCGAAAAGATGTGAGTACTTTTTGTAAATCAATGTGCTTTCAAAGGCATTGGCAAAGTACACAATTTCTACGCCATTATTCACATACTGTTCTAAGTCATAGTAGCCAATAATAAACAGGCGTCTGCAATTGTCATCACTGAATGCAGTACTGTTGATAACGATTTGGTGGTAGTACTGGAATCGCTCATATCTCTGTTTGATTCTTACCAGTACATCTGAGCGAACATCGTTATTCAATGTCACATTGACATAATTTTCGTCGTCTGAGATTGACGTGATATTGAATACATTCGCATACAGATATGCAGGTAGCAATGCACCCTTGAATAATTCATCACTGCTGTCAATCACGTCACTCTGAAACCCAAAATAATCCACGCAATCATCTACAAATACACTCCACGGCTTGAGTAGCTGGGGTTGAATTCGATAGAACATTTTATCTGTTATAAACAGAACCCGTTCATTCCTCTGAATGAGTTCTTTACTGATAGACTCCAGTAAATTCTCATGTGTTTCATGGTTCATAATTAACCCGAACCCTAAACTATTATAGTACTGTAACTGTAGTTGTTTAGACGGCACTACAACGATATAATTTTTTGATGGGTTAGCATTGATAGTTTTGATTATCAAATGCGTCTTTCCCCCACCACATTGTATAGAAACGTAATACAGTTTTTTGGAATAAATACTCATGATCAATTCTCCATTTGATTTATTGATTAAAACCAGTGTCCGACTGGCGATAGAATGGCAGTACTGAGTTAGAGTTCAGTACTGCCTTTTTTTATTTGTTACCTTTTACGATATATGTGTACACCGTTCTCGACGTAGTGCGATTGTATTTCTTATTGAAGTACTCTGTTAGAGTAATGAGAGAATATTTTCCTGAACCATATTCCGCCTTGATTTCATCTTTCTGTACTGTCGTAAATCGAGAGTTTCGATTTTTCCTGACCGCTTTTCTGATGTTTTCACTGACCGAAATCCATTGTAGGTTACTGACATTATTGTTGTGTTTATTACCATCAATATGATCAACAACAAATTTATTGAGTGGATCATATGGTAGAAATGTTTCAGCAACCAATCTGTGTACCTCAATGGGTAGTGTTTTGCTGACTCCATTTTCTTTGATAGACAATGTTACTTTATAGTACCCATTGCTCCTGCTGAGACTATTTGTTAGCGTATTACCAGTTTTAGTATTTCTCACATTACCATATGAAGACACCTCATAGTTTTGGTATTTTGTTTGTTGCCAGATTTCCATTCTATACTTCCCTGCTCGTCCTGAGCATCAAAAGTGTTTTTCTCAGTGAAAACACCAAACCCTATAATTTGTTCTACATTTCTATGAAAACAAATATTATTAAAAATGGGCTACTATTAGCCCATTACCTGTTGTTTATTTATGAGATATTGAATAGCCGCACTGCGTGTTTTTGCTATTCCATCTGCAATCATTTTATCCAGTACTGCCAATTGTCGCTCTGAGAGTCGAACTGCAATACTACAGTTTTTATTTTCCATCATTATATCCTCCGTAATACATTTATTGATTAATTTTATGTGAAAAATTATCACCAAATAGGTGATAATAGACACTGACCCAATGGATGAAATCTTTTCATAGAGTGAGTAGTTGTTTAGTACGTTTTATTTATCAAATTCCCGCAAGATATGCCTGAAATGAAGACCCCACCGAAACGGGGCAATCTCACCATAGGAGAAATAGTTTACGGGCTGACCCGCCGTAAGAGGTTAAACGATTGTGAATAGTAATATTATACCGCATGTTTGTTTTTCATTTCATTTATTTGCTATGCTTATGATTTTAGAAAGAAAATTTGCAGTGAATGTAATGATGATAACGATCATCAAACATAGAGCAGGCCAGCCCAGCAACATCATTGTGGTAATGGTGATGATCATTAGGGAAAAACAAAATAATTGTGTGATAAACTCAGTCAT